TGTTAGTTACAATGTTGGTGCGACTGGTGGTTCTAATAGTGTGACTTTATCAATAGCCCAAATGCCTTCACACACTCACGGTGATGGATCATATGCAACTAACACTGCTACTTTAACTGGTACAATTAGAAGAATATCAGAATCATTTTCTGGTTTTGGTGGAACTGCAAGCGGTGTATTTTCAAAGGTTGGTGGTAATAATGCTGGAGGAACACCTGGCAACCCAGACAGTAATAATTGTGGTGGTGTTAACTTTAATGGTAATCATAGTCATAATGTTAATGGTACCTCTGGATCACAAGGTAGTGGAAACTCTCATGAGAACAGACCACCTTACTATGCCCTTTGCTATATTATGAAAGCATGATATAATAAATTATCATCTTTATATTATGAAAAATAGAAAAGAGATTATAGATAATTTTTTACCCTATGATCAATTTAAATTAGCACAATCATTAATAATGGATTATGGATTCCCTTGGATGTGGAATGATTCTGTTACTAATGAAGTAGGATACTCAAATCCAAAGGAATTTCAGTTTGTGCATTTATTTTATGATCCTTTATCTGGTGTAACCACTGAATTTCCTGATTGGATGGATATAATAAAACCTTATGGAGATAGATTCAATCCAATATCCCTAATGAGAATAAAGGCGAATTTGAATGTCGCTACAAAAGAACATATAGAAAGAGATTTTCATATAGATTTTAATGTGCCATCTATAACCGCAATAGCTTATATGAATACTAATAATGGTTATACATTATTTGAAGATGGAACCAAAGTTGAAAGTGTAGAGAATCGAGTTCTTGTCTTTGATTCTCAATTACGTCACGCAGGTGTGCCTTGTACAGATGAAAAAAGAAGAGTTGTTATTAATTTTAATTTCATTGGTAATTGGGTTGACTGATTTTATACATATGCTATAATAAGAAAAAAAATTTCTCATATGGAAGATTTTGTATACGAAGTTATCGTAGACATCTGTTCTAAAACCTTCAAACTAAAAAGTAGCGATGGAGATAATAAGATAATTGCGTGTGAAGATTCCGAAGAGTTCATGAGAGTTTTAGAAGTTTGTGACCAAATGCTTGAACCATATATGATCAAGTATGCAGATTTAGCGTTAACATCAGATAAATAATTCTTTGTTATATGAAGTATAAAATCACAACAAACTTCTGTTGGTTTCGTGGTGGAAGTATGATTGTCAAAATGTATTACATCAATGGTATGCCATTTACTTTTGATGAACTACCAGACGGACATTTGAGAGACCAAGATTTAATCAAAGAAGCAGACAAGCAAAGAACCTTTGATGATGCAGACATGTATCAATATTATTCTTATCTTGTTGAAGAAGAATTACATCCCTGCTTATTCATGGTTGATTTAGAAAACCCAGAAGAATTGCCAGATGATATATCAATTCATATAGACACGGACGAATAACAAGCTAAATAGACCTAGTATTGTATGATCTATTCGATCCACATTTTATAGTAGTTAAAAAAGATGCCTCTTAATAAGTTAGAGAATTTTATAAAGAATACAGAGGGTCGTATCCTTTATGTAAATCCAAATGATCTTGATTCGACTGATGCGATTGATAATCAAGGTAATTCATTAACAAAACCCTTCAAAACTATTCAGAGAGCACTGATAGAGTCTGCTAGATTCTCCTATCTTGCTGGTGATGATAATGATTTAGTAGAAAGAACAACAATATTACTTTTTCCTGGCGAGCATATACTTGATAATAGACCTGGTTTTGGTATCAGAAGTGACGCTGGAGTAGCAAAAGCTATTAGTCCTAGTGGTGCTATCTCTGGTGCTCTTAATACTTTTACTCTTACACTGAATTCTAATTTTGATTTAACCCAAGAAGATAATATACTTTATAAATTTAATAGTGTAAATGGTGGTGTTGTTGTACCTAGAGGTACTTCTATAGTTGGACTAGATTTAAGAAAGACAAAGATAAGACCTTTATATGTACCTAACCCAACTGACCTAAACGTAGGTCAAAGTGCTTTATTCAGAATAACTGGTGCATGTTATTTTTGGCAATTTACTTTCTTTGATGGTGATGACAAAGGATTAGTTTATACAGACCCAGTTGATTTTAGTTCAAATAATAAATCAAAACCAACATTCTCACACCATAAACTTACTTGTTTTGAATATGCTGATGGTGTTAATAGATTAGAGCAGTTCAGTGATTTAACAGATTTAGATATCTATTACAGCAAGTTATCAAATGCTTACAACGAAGCTGCAGCAAGGAGATCTATAACACAAAAATATCCCTCTGCACCTAAAGGATTCTCCCCACAAAGACCTGAATTTGAAATTGTCGGTGCATTTGCAACTGACCCATTAAATATTTCAAACATAGAATCTGGTGATGGAGCAACACCAGGTCAAGTAGTTACTGTTACAACTAACATAGAGCATAATCTTACAGGTGGTACACCTATTAAGATTCGTGGTATCAACGTATCAGATTATAATATATCAACTAAAGTATCAAATGTTATTGATTCAACTAGATTTCAGTATTCATTACCATTTGTTAGACCAAACTTACCAGCGGGTTCTGCTGGTGGATTGAGTAGTTCTAACGGGCAAGTTCTTGTTGAAACTGATACAGTAACGGGTGCTTCCCCATATATCTTTAATACATCACTACGTTCTGTATTTGGTATGCAGGGTATGCATGCTGATGGAAAGAAAGCAACAGGATTTAGATCGATGGTTGTGGCACAGTTTACTGCTGTTTCACTTCAAAAAGATGATAGAGCATTTGTAAAATATGATAGTACAAATAGAAGATATAGTGGTATTGCTTTTTCAAAACAGACTGGTTCATTACTTTCATCTGAATCATCATCTACTAATCCAGAAACAGTATATCACTTAGATCAAGAAGCGAATTATCGTAAGGGATGGAGAACAAGTCATATCAAAGTATCTAATGATGCTGTTGTTCAAATTGTATCTGTGTTTGCGATTGGTTTCGATAAACATTTTAATATGATAAATGGTGCTGACGCATCTATTACAAACTCTAACTCTAACTTTGGTACTTTCTCTCTTGCTGCTGAAGGTTTCAAAAAAGAAGCATTTGCGAAAGATGACAAAGGATTTATTACATCAGTTATCAATCCACGTTCAATTGTAACGAGTGACCAAAAGATTGAGTACTTACAATTATTTAAAGACACATCTTCAAGTACATCAAAATTATATTTGTTTGGTCAGGAATCAGAGACAGTACCTCCATCACATATAGCACAAGGTTTTAGAATAGGTGCTAAAGTTGGTGAGAAAATCTTTGTTGACAAAGCAGGTGTAAGTTATGAAGCTACTGTCGTTATGTCTAACGGTGCTGCTGCTACATCAGATACATCAGAAAAAAATTATGAAGCAGTACACTCTGCTGCAAACGCACAGGTTCAATCTGTATTCACAATTGGAGAAGGTCACGAATTACAAAATGGAGAATCGATTCGTGTAATTGCTGATAATGGTGATTTACCAGAAAACTTAGATCCTCATACAGTATATTTTGCTATCACTGGTACAGGAGTGGGTGGAAATGATAATGAATTATCAAATCTTCAAATAAGGATAGCATCATCTAAAACTAATGCTGATTTAGCAGATCCTATTTTTATTAACACAGTTGCAAATACCACTGACAAGTTCAGAATTATAAGTCGAGTATCAGATAAGAAACCTAATGACTCTGGACATCCTATACAATTTGATACTTCTCGTGGAAGATGGTTTATACATACACTTCCAACAGGAAATACTCTACACCCAAAGATTAATGATGGTACAATTGTATCTGATGATATTTCATATATCTTAAGAAGAGATGATGATAGAAGTTTAGATGAGAAAATTTACAAACTAAGATATGTTGTTCCAAAAGAATTAACTAATGGAAGAGATCCTGTTGATGGATTTGTCTTACAAGATTCAAACTTTACAACAGTTTTAGCTAACACTGATTTTACTAAAACTTCCATTACTTCATCTGACTATGGGTTTGATAGAAATACTCGATTCATATCACAAGCGAGTTTTAACAGTTCTTTGAATCTTGTCACTATTCGTTCCGATAAACCACACAACCTCGGTGTAGGAGATCAGATTGTTGTTAAAAATGTACTCAGCACAACTAACTCTACTGGTCTTGATGACAAAGCATACAACGGTACTTTCATTGTAGATTCGATTGTCAATGATAAAGAGTTTAAGTATTCAAATACAGATGTAGAGGGTATCACACACACAGTTGGAACATTTACTAATAATACTCAAACAAGGACAGCTTTACTACCAAGATTTAGTAGAAATGATAATAAAGATAATTTCTTTGTATACAGAACGGAGGTAGTAACACCTTATATTGATGGTGTTCAAGATGGTATCTACCATTTATTCGTGTTGAATAGTGACAATGCGATGACTGAAACGTCTGGTGAATTTGATGATAGTAAGTATAATCAGAATATTGTTAACTTATATCCTGAATATGACCGTGATAATGTAGATGCTAACCCACCAGAAGCAACTTCATTTGCAAAAAGATTCCCTCTTGGTGATGTTGTCACCAATGACTTGAAGAAGAGTATCACCAGAGAAACAACTAATAAATTCTTAAAATCCTTTGACGCTACTGTTGGTATAGTATCTGTAACTAATAACTCTAACAACTCTGTCATTGATCTTGAAGAAGAGCATGGATTACAAGCACTTAAGTTTCATTCTGGAATAACAGGTGGATCTGGACATACAAACGGAACATATTACAATATTAAATTGTTTAATAGTAATGCATCTCCATCAGTAGCAGTTTGGAACGGAGCAACTGCAGATGTTACTGTGTCTGGAAATTCTGTTACTGCTGCAACTGTAAAAGAGGGTGGTTCTGGTTATATTCCTGGTACATATTATTTTGATAGTTCACCCGTAGCTGAAGGTGGTATTGGTGGTGGTCCAGATGGTAGAGTGACAGTTACTTCTGCTGGAATATCATCTGCCACAGGAAATTATATTCAAGTAACTGGTATTTCAACTGGTACAGATTCATATCATCGTATCTCAACCATTAATACCAAGAAACAAATTGTTGTTATCAAATCTGCTACCGACAAATTATTGGATGGTCAACAGATTATAGACTTAGGACCTTGGAATGCTGTTGGTTCGCAAGTTTTTGATGCAAATGTAGGAATTACAACAATCAATACTACAGCTGCACATGGATTAGTAGTTGGTAATAAATTTAGAGTATTAGATAATACTGATACAAATTTAGGTGATTTTATAGTTGCAGGGGTAGGAAATACAAACCAATTCTCCGCTAAAACTACGAGTGCTCTCACAAATCCTAAGTATGTTTTAAAGCATGGATTATCTGATAATGAAGCACTTTCAAGTAAAGCAGGTGAAAATCTAGGTATAAGAGGACTATCTATATTTGATCATGAAACATTAATATTAAATGAAGCAATTAATTCATCGAAAGCTGCAATTAAAGTTACTCTTCCTGATTCAACTGTAGATGCTACATCAATTACAAGTAGATTTCCTCTCGGTTCCTACATTGAAATAGAAGGTGAATTCATGAGAATCGCTTCTAATTCTTTGAGTGGAAGTGGAGATGAAATATCAGTTATTCGTGGTGCATTAGGAACAATAAGTAATTCTCATCCTGACGGATCAAAAATTAAGAAGATAAAACCAATACCAATCGAACTTCGTAGACCATCTATATTAAGAGCATCAGGTCATACATTTGAATATGTTGGTTATGGTCCAGGTAACTACTCAACTGCATTACCTCAGTTACAGAATAGATCACTATCAGAAAGAGAGGAATTCCTTACACAATCACAAGAAACTTCTTGTGGTAACGTTGTTTACACAGGAATGAATGATAAAGGTGATTTCTATATTGGAAATACCAAGATAGCTTCTGCTAGTGGACAACAAACAACCTTCGACATACCAATACCCACAGTTACAGGTGAAGACCCAAATAGATTAAGTATCGTTGCTGATGAGGTTGTTGTTAAGGAAAGATTACTTGTTGAAGGTGGTACATCAAAACAGATATTATCTCAGTTTGATGGTCCAGTCACATTTAACGAGAATGTAAGATTAGCAAATCCAAGTAAGAAATTAGATGTAACTGGTAATGTTAACATTGCTGACACAGGACAATTAAATGTTAATAGTACTGTTAATTCAACAAGTACTATCACAGGTGCAGCTGTTATTGATGGTGGTTTGGGTCTTGGTAAAGATCTCGTTATTGGTGGCAATATATTACCTAGCGTTGATAATAATTCTGATATAGGAGCTACAAATTTACGTTTCAAAGAAATTCACGCTGTCAATTTCATCGGAGATGGGGCTAACTTATCTAATACTGGTGCTACGATGAGTGAACCTGCAACAGGTGTTCAACGTGTTGTTCTTACTGATGTTCTCAGTGGTACAATGATTACTGGTGCAACTGACTCTACCTTAACATTCGATTTAGCTACTAATACATTATCAGCAAGTTTTTTCAGTGGCACCTTCTCTGGAAATTCTACTACTGCCTCCACAGCCACTAACGTAGTTGGAGCAGCAAACGCAGTTTTATTTAATAATGCTGTTGACACAACAACTACATCTGGTAACTTTACATATGATGGAACTCAATTGAATGTTGCTGGTAATGTAAGGGCAAATAATATAAGACTTGGATTTACTAATGGTACTACTATAGATACTACTTCTGGTGATTTGATTTTAGACTCATCAAATGATAGAGTTCATGTGACTGCTAACTGTGAGATTGATGGAACTCTTACTGTAGATGCTACTGACCCAGTAGCTATTGGGCAGGTCAACAAAGACTCCGCTGCTGTTGTGATACAAAATGGAAGTTTAGGTGTTGAGGGTAAAATTATTGCTGGTAATGATATTATTGCATTTAACTCATCTGACTTGAATCTAAAAGAAAATATAAATGTTATTCCTAACGCACTAGATAAAGTTAATGCGATTAGTGGTAATACATTTACATGGAAGTCTGGGTCTTATAATGAATCAATTGGTGATGACACTGGTGTAATTGCACAAGAAGTTGAGGCACTTGGATTACCAGGTATCACAACTACAAGAGCAGATGGTCATAAGGCAGTTCGTTATGAAAGATTAATACCTGTTTTAATACAAGCTGTTAAAGAACTTTCAGCAAAAGTTACAGCACTAGA